TCTTTTTGAGATCAGCCAATTTGAACTTTGCAGCAGATACTGCTACCTTTGCATCATCTAAATCAACATCTCCATCTTTATCTAAATCGAATGCAGATGTACCTGTGGTATGTTCACTGTAATAGTGAAATCCACCAGCAATCGCTAATACGACTAGAATAAATATCAATACTTCCATTGGTTTCTCCTATAGGTTTTGGAATTATCCCAGTAAAGGATTCTTCTCCTTTGCTTTACCAAAGTTGAGTGCGAACAAGTCGATCACTTTGTAAAGTTTAGCAAATAGAAGGTCATCCTTCGGTGTAGGTGTCATCGCAGCAACTGCGGAACACACTGTTACAATTAATGGCAATTGTTGTACAATCGCCCAAATTGTTCCGATTAAGTCTAACATATTTTTCCCCTGTTATTCAACTTCGACTTTATTGCCGATGTTGTACTTGGGCACTAGACTCCATAATTCTTTTTCTTTAAATGGTATAATTTTGATTTGTGATAGTGGAGCAATTGGTTCTTCAATTTTGGTTTTGTCTACTATCTCAATCAATCCCCATTCTGCTAATAATTTTGCGATAGAATTTCTTCTACCGATATCATTCTCACTAATGTCTGTGTCCTTACCATCTAGTTTGAACAATTCTTTAAAGTGTACGATAAAGTACTGTCCTCTTTTATGTAATATATGACAGGATTGAAATAGTGTTTTATCTTTTCGTGAAGCAACACCAATCCGTGTCAAGGTCTCTTTTACTTTTAAGAAATCATCTGATTGCTTCAGTTTAATTTCAAGTAATTCAGAAACCTCATTCTTTAGTTCTTCCATGGTTAATCCCACCCTTGTCCATTTTTTGTTTCAAATTCAATAATGAATTATCGTCAAGGAGTGAGAGATATTCCTCTGCTCTTTTAGAGGAACACCCATAATACTCTTTGACAACATCCAAATCTTTTAACTTTTCAGATTTTTCCCATTTGGAAAATCTTTTTCGCTGTCTAAGAGTATTTATTAAAAATTGAAACTGAAGACGATGATCCAGGTGGTATCGACTGTTCATTTCATTAGCAAACAAGACTGAATCTTGGTGATAGGATAGTGATTTGTTTGTAAGATAGGGATTATATGCCTTCTCTGCTATAGAGTCAGGCATGATATCTTCCTTCGTATAACTTACTGCTGATACAAAATCAAATGGATTCATGATGCATCAAACCCTGCTTTGATGTCTGCTATCACTTGATTCATTTTTTGTTCGACTCTCGCGAGATAAGATTTCTTTGATTCTTTACTACCTTCGGGAAGAATAGTTTCTACTTTTTTTGTTGTTAGATTCTCTCTAATAATTTTGCCATCATTGTAGATCACATCAAAGATTTTGTCATCATCTTTTGGATATGCGTGGATCATTTTGACTTTAGATGCCCATTCTTCAATCTTCATTTGCTGTCGTCTTTGTTCTACTTTATCTGAATGCTGTCCCATTACAATAACCTTTTGTATTCCTGTATTATATATTGTGCACAAGCACGTGGTGATAGTAAACCTGATCCCCACATATTGACTTCTTTATCAACAGAGTCATCAACTTTCCATTGTTCTAAACTTGTTCCCTCTAGAACTCGGTTTGTGATGGTCGGATCTGCTACTCCTATTGCGTCAGGTGGTATCGGATCCAACCATACAAACTTTCTCTCGGGATTTTCGTATTGCGCACGAGCAACTAACATTTGCTGTGCTGCTTTACATGAAGAGATTGCGAAACGAGCAACTCGTTTATCACTTTCTCTAGCATTCGGTAAATTCATATTGGCAGGTACTGTACCTGATCCAAGATGAACCACCTTAGTATTTATCCATTGTAGATAAACTTTTTGAAACAGTTCTAGATATCCTACTACATTTGCTCTTAGCATTTCCTCAAAGTCATAAAGACTTTGTTCACCTATCGGATTACCAAGTCTTCCTAGATCCATGGGTGAAGATGCTTTGTTCCATTTAACTGCACAGTTGAATGCTATATCTGGTTCAGGTATCTGCGAATTTAGTCGTTGGATTGAGACAGGATCGGTGAGGTCTAATTCAATCAAATCCTCAGTTGGAGTAGAGGAAGTCCCATGGACTGCGTATCCAAGGGCAAGCAACTCATCATATAGTGCCTTACCTATTCCTGTTCTCGCACCAACAACTAAAAAACTCATTTGAATGCACACTCCGACATAATCTCTGTAAGACAGGCAACCAAATTAACTTCGGCATCTGCTACGAATGCATTCTTGTATTGATAATCAGCAATCAATAAAACTGCTGCTGGTATTGATTCTGCTTTGAGTTTGCTCTCTAAAGAGTTAAAGATCTTTCTGTATAATAAGATTGGATCGTTATCTGCATTTTGAGCAACCCACTTTCTCATGTCTCCCCATTTACGATTCTCTAGAGAAGTCATAAGTTGAGCAATTTTTTCTTCAGCGATATTAGTAAGGATGCCAGAATCAATAACTCCTGAAGATGAGTATCTTTGTAATTCATTCAGTATTCTACGATTGTCAGGGAAGTGTTTGCTGACCAACTCTGCTACCACCTCCTTAGAGTAGTCGATTCCTTCTGACTCGAGTATATCACATACTCTTTTATAGAAAGCACTAGCAATAGCAGGTTTATCCTGCGATGGTACTTTAAAATCTATAACAGTACACCTAGAGTGTAGTGGTTCGATAATTCTGTTTTTGAAGTTACAAGTGAATATGAATCTACAGTTCGCACTAAATTCTTCAATGAATCCTCTTAGTGCTGGTTGTACTGATTCTGGTGACATATAATCTGCTTCATCTAGTATAACTACTTTTGAGTTCCCACCCAAAGATACTGTAGAAGCAAAGTTCTTAATCTTAGTTCGTAATGTGTCAATCAATCTACCTTCGTCAGATCCATTGATAACTATAAAGTCAGCACCTAATTCATTACAAAGTGCTTTTGCGACAGTAGTCTTGCCTGTACCAGCAGTTCCACATAAAAGTAGATTGCTGATTTCACCTTTAGCAACAAAGTCTTTAAATGTAGACTTGATGCTTTCTGGCAATACTACATCGTCAATAGTTTGGGGTCTATACTTTTCAACCCATAAAAATTCATTCATAATATTCTCCCGAGTAAAGAGTGAACTAATCCCCACCAATTAGTTCGCGATGCCTGCCCAGAGGACGGATAAGAGGAGGACATCTCCCGAGTCAAACAAACGTCTGACTCTTTCTTAAGCATTATATTTGGAATCTGGTTCCAATGCTATAAAGTATTCTAGATCACTCTCAGTATGCTTGAACTGTGAAATGTTTTTGCTGGATACAAATACATTGTAATCTCCATTTAACAGTTTAAGATTCTCGATCTTAAAATTCATTTTGTATTTAGTCCCATCACCATCGGCAACGATTCTACTGAACACATTAGATGTAGTATTCTTTTTATCTCTTACAGATAATCTGACTACAGTTCCATCTGATTCTAGAATCAAATCACTGACACCTAATACTGCTGATGCTTTTTCAACAGCATCTCTAACTTGCTGTGTTAGAGTAAAGGTAATCTCAGGTTCAGGGAACGAGATATCCTTTTGTGGTGATATAACTGTGTTCTCTGCAGCAAAGAAATAAACCATGCTAGAATTAGCATCGGATATCACTACTGAAGAGTCACCAAAGTCAAAGTCCGCATCATTAAACAATGATATCGCACCCAAAAATTCTGAGAGGTCGTAGATTGCAAAGTCAGAAAACTCTTCAGAAACAGTTGCCTTTGCCATGATGTTTTTCATAGCAGAGATTGTTCTGAAAGTATTCCCTTCTTTAACGACTATCCCAGAGTTGATAGTAGAGAAATTCTTTAAAATATCTCTAGTGTTTTCACTTATTTTCATCTTTACCTCCCAGTGTAAGATCGTGATTGTGAACAGCCATTATGGCATAATGTAAGACTTTGAATAGATCCTTTCTATTCTTACCATCTTTCTTTCCATATCGTTGAGCATATTTCATAATATTGCCCATACAGAAACCTTCCCCATGACCAGAGTCAATAATAAACTCGGTCGCTTGAAACTTGTTGAGTGAGTAATGTTCATCGTAAGTCTTGTTGACATATCCTAACAATTCCGCAATGATCATATCTTCACTGTATTTGTATTTTGATTTATCGGGCAAAAACCCATCATCTCTTTTCTTAAACAATCCCATAGTTATAGTATAAGACTTGTTGTATATTCTGTAAAGGTGGTTTTGAGATTAAATACATCGTTTACTACCCACTTGAAAAACTCCGTGTTGAAATTGTTCCTTTCTACACGATTTATGTACATTAATGGCACTGAACAGAACAATCCTTCTACTTTTTCTTTCGGAATACTCATCCAGTGATTACTCCTCAGTCTTGGTGATTTTGCTTCGAACTGTTCTAACAGGTACTCTTTCATATCTGACCATCTAACTCTAAACACATATATGACTTGACCAGTGACAGGATCTCTACCTGACATACAAATGTAAGGATTATCCCTGTCATACTTCTTAATCCTATCTAAGGATGAAGTCTTTTCAGTTTCTTGCCCCCATGAACAATTACCACAGAAGTATCCAGAACTCTTTCTAGTTGCTGTTTCTGACTTCTGCTCTACAGGTATTCCTTGATCATCTATAGAATCGTGACCATGTATCTCTACATCATCTGTCCAGTCAAAATACATTGCCAGTGGTTTCTCTAGTGCTTTACCACCTGAACCATACTCAGAAAATGTTCTGGCAAAAGAACAGTGCATAGCATTGTTAGGATCAAAGGTTGTATCAAACAAGTAATTCGATTCTGCTACCACTGCCATGTTTTGTATTCTATCTAACCATTCTTCATCCCTATCGGCAGGGTGAACATTAGATTTGGTTAGAGATGAGTTGGTCACCTTATCAAAAAGAGTTTTGATTCGAGGAGTTGACCTGAGAACTTCACCTCTACCATAATCAACTAATATATCAAACTTAGGATTGGCATCTTCAATGAATTGTCGTGCTGCCTGTACCTTATTTTTGAAAGTCGTACCTGAATCGACTTGTTTGTCGATCCAGGACTCTAGCACTGAGTAATTAATTTTGCTCACTGTATTCCTCAGGAAGCATCTCATCAACGATATTACCTTCACCTTCTAAAGCATTCTCATCTACTTT